TCATGTCGGGTACCCAATCAGTGTCACCTTGAGCCCCTTGGCCCCGGTGCCTGCCGAGGTGATGTCTATGCTGATTTCGGCATCGTCCCCCAGGTTGGTATCGACCAGGTTGGGCTGGGTGGCCGCCGTGGTGCTGGTGCGCTCGTTGTCATCGATGGACAGCTTGTTGCTGCCCATGATAGACGCTCCGTTCTTGCGAATATCCACCACCACCGGCCCGCTGCTCGAGGCCGTACTCAAGCTGGCCCGAACTGCTGTCGGGGTAAACGCATACGGCATGCGGAAAGTCACCTTAGCCGTGCCGGTGGTCAGGTTGCTGGTCTCGTCGCTGGCAGCAATTACGAAACTCTGGATGCTGTTGAGGCTGCCGCCGGAGGCGCTCTCCGCCCCCACAATGAGCAGCACATCGTTGTTGGCCAGCTTTGCCTGACCTGCGGCGGTCAGCGTGAGCACAGCCCCGGCGACCGTGTAGTCGTTGCCCCCGCCCTCGACCAGAAACTCGGCCTTGGCCACCACAAACACAGCTACGTCGCCCCTCGGTGTCCAAGGTAGGTTGATGGTGCTCTGGCCGGTAGACCAGGTAGCCCTATATGCACGAAAGGAGGCCCCCGCGATGGGGGCCTCCCAGGTCGTGCCCGTCCAGACCTGTATGCGCTGGCCGGTTGGGGCATCGGCTACATAGATTTGGCGGCCCGTATCGTTGGCCGACAGGTTCGGGCGAGTCGCCAGCGTAAACACGGGCAGACCGAAGGGAACCCGCGTACCGGCCAGCCTGCTCTCAATCTTGCTCATGCCCTACCCCCTATCCGGGCAGGACGTAATCCACTTCGATGCGGGCCGCGCCTGCCGTGGCGCCGTTGGCGGCGTAGGTGGCGATGATGTTTTCCACCGAGCCGACCGGCGTCAGGTTGGGTTCCACCTCAAAGCTGGTCAGGGCCGGGTAGCTGAGGTCGTTCTCGGTAGCCCCCATGTATTTCGCCGTATTGCCCGATATGCCCACCGAGACTTGCGCCCCCGTACCGCCCGTGAAGGGCGTATCTATGATGAGCCGTACCCGCAGCACCCTGGCATTGGCCGGCAGGGCGAACATGCTGACGGTGGCGGCGGAGTTGAACGCCAGGCTGGTGGTATCGGTCTTGACCGTATCGTTGGCCACAGCCACGTTGGCCCACTCGAGCACCCCTGGGGTGCTGCTTTGCGCCAGCACCTGGTTGGCCGCACCCTGCGCTGTCGGCAAAGTTAGGGTATAGTCGGCGCTGATGGCGGGGCTCTGGATGGTGATCTGGTTGGTATCCCCATCGTTGAGCTGAAGGGCCTTGACCCGGATATCGATGTGGGCGCTGTCGGCCCGGTTGCGGAAATCCAACCGCCCGGAGGCGGTTTTTAACAAGGCAGCCGTGGCGCTGGCCAGGCCGATCTGGAACTGGTCGCGCAGGGTGCCAAAAAGTTCCTTCAGGGGGTTGCTCATATCATCTCCTATAGCGGGACCAGGTTGAGAATCACCACGCCCGCGCCCTGGGTGGTGCCCGCTCCGGGGGTGATGAATAGGTAAATGCCTTCACCGGGGGCCAGCTCGAGGTTTGGGAATACCTCGTACTGGGCGGCAAAGGCGGGGTCATTCTCGCTTGCCGACATGAACCGGCCCGGCTGGCCGGGCTGGCCGATGGATAGCTGGGCGCCTGCCCCGTTGAAGGGGGTGCGAACATCGAGCTCTGCACCGGCCAGGAGGGTTGGTGCCTGCACCGTGTGCAGCAGCATGGGCGAGGGGACACCAGAGGTGAAGGTGCGGAGCACTGGGGCTATGCCCCCTGCTTCCCCCGTCTGCACCACGATGATGCCCTGCTCCACCAGCTCCACTTCGGGGTACGCTAGCACCGTCTGCACATCCACGCCCAGCTCCACCACCTCGATCTGAGTGGTCTCGAGCGTGGTCTCGTAGTGCTCCCTAACCTCTATAACCTCAATCACCCACCACCACCTTCCCTTCCAGCCACTTCCAGCGGTGGGCCCCTTCAATCAGGGCCAGCTCACCCCAACCCTGCTTCCAGGTCAGGGCCGCCACCTCGGTGTGGGGCATGAACCAGGTCAGTGCCACCCGATCCGGCCCGTTCAGGGTGAAATACAGGTTGGAGTTGGCCGGGGTGGTGCTCACGTCCAGGAGCGGGGGGCCCTGCTTGTTGGCCGGGTAGATGGTCAGGCGGGCCTCGAGGCCGTTGAAGTTCGCCGGAATCCGCTCGCCGTTGGGGGCGCGGTAGCTGCGGGTGAACACCACCCGGTAGGCGTAACCCAACACACCACGATGGATGGTGGGAAAGGCGGTCAGCTTTCCCCGTTCTGTAGGCATGTGGCCTCCTATGTTATTTCAATCTCGATACGCCAGCTCGTTTCTGGAGTTAGTACAGCATTTTGTTCGGTGCTATCGTTGAAAAACGATACTATCAAAGTCCTTAGCGCGGTAGACGGGGGGGACAACTCGTGGTTTACAACCCAATCGCCTGTGGACGCGGGAGCAATCCACGCGTTCACGCTATTTACGATTATCTTGCCACCGTTCGCACTGCTGGTCTGAACTCGGCGTAATAGGATCCTCTGGTTTTGGAGTGCTATTGGCAGCCCATACACTGATCTGTTCGTTTGCGGCGCCAGCACTATATTGCTACTTCCTCCTATGCAGCCGGAGTGGGTTTGGTAATTTTTGGTTACGAGTCCCCGAGTATCTCCTCGTAACCCATTCAGTGTGTGTACCCACCGCCCCCCTCCAGCAGCGTTTAGCACCCACAGTCCGTCGACACCGAGAGCCGATGGATTGTATAACCGGTAACGCCCGTATCCTTCCACATCCACCGTATCGCCATCATTGAACCCGGTCGCTGCAGCCAGGGCCGAAAGAGACCCCAGGCGCTGGATGCGCTTGATGCCGGCCCCTTCGACGACCAGGCGAGATTGGTGCAGATTTTCCGTGCGGTCGAGCACCGCCTGGATGGCGGCTTCCAGTGGGCCGATGGCCACCGGCTCGTTGTTCCCGGCCTGTGGGAAGTTTGGGATGCTGGTAGGAAAAGCGTTGGTGGGGTTGAGTGTTTTTGGCATTTAGGCCTCCTGTAGTTCGTAGGCGCCAATGTCGGGCGCCCCGCGCAGCCTGGGCAATCCATCCAGATCGTATTCGGGGAGCTGGCTCACCAGCGCCCCTGCGTTGATGGCCGGGCTGCTTTGGAGCAGGCGATAGTTGCCGTTGCCGCCGGCCTGATAGTCTACGAACTTTGGATCGGCGTTGAGGCTGTTTTGATGGGTGCTGGTTGCCAGCGCCCAGTTGGTGGGGTTGCCCCAGTTGAGGTTATTCAAAAATTGGTTGACCCCGGTCTGGGCCACCTCCTGCACCCCGTAGCTGCCGTTGAGGGCAAAGATGTTGTTGGCAATTAGGTATCCATCCACCGTGTGCCCATCCACATCGGTACCGAGCGAGAGGCCTCCATACCGGCAGTTCACCACGGTGTTGTTGATGATGTACCCATTCTTCGGCCTGTGCCAGTTATCCAAGCCGTACCCCCGCACGCGCTGCACGAAGTTGCCTCGGATGATGGCCCCCTGCCCCTGGGCGTAGATGCCATGAATCCAGGTGCAGTGCCCGGCGGCATAATCCCCAATATCCCGCACCACGTTGTAGGCCGCCTCGCAGTTTTCCGAGTAGGTGGAAAACACAATCCCTGCGCCGCCATCCGAGTCGCAGGGCGGGATGATATCGTGCACATAGCACCAGAGCACCCGGTTGCTCTGGTACACGTTGGCCGGGTTATACGTCCAGGACATTATCCCCACCCTTGCTGCTCCGTATACCTCAAACCCAATCACATCGATATAGCTGCCCCCGAACGTGATGCCATAGTTATTTCCTGCCGCGTTGATCTTGGCGCCCCATTTGTTGTGGGACATTACCACAATCCGGTTGGCCGGAGTACCGCTTCGGTTGATGTGGACATACTCGTTATAAACCCCGTCCATAACCCGCAACACATCCCCCGCAACCAACTGGCTAATAGCGTAGGTAATGGTTTGCCAGGGCTGGGACTGAGTACCGGGATTGCTGTTGCTGCCCGCCGGGGATACGTAAAAGGTTCGTAATCCGGTCGGGTTTGGGTAAAAGGCTTGCTCTGGCCACAGTTGGATAGGGGGCGCCTCCCACACCTGGCCTGAGGGATCCCAGGTCAGGCCCGAAGGGTTCCAGGTGATCGGGCCATATCCAACATAGTAGGCCGCCGCAAGCCTCGTGTGGGCGGGTTTGATTTTGTTGATGATGGCCAGGATGCGGGCCCGCTCCTCCGGGGTGCCATCGTAGCTCCGGGTATTTGGGTACAGGTATACGTTGAACTCACTCCACCGCGTGGTGTCGTAGGTCCAAACGGGCACAATCGCGGAGGCATACCCAAGCTGCGACAGGGCCACGGAAAGCCCGTACTCGGTGCCGGCCCATTGCCAAAATTCCCAGGCCCCGAGCACCCGCGTGCGCCAGGCCTCGAGGCTCTCCCCCGGATACCGCGTTAGCCCACGCTCAGCGCCGAGGCGGTTGAGCGCATCCTCCGGCGCCAACTGCGCCCAGCGGGCCAATAAGCCGGTAGCAACCAAAGAGCTGTACTCGTCCAGCGCACGACCCCAGCCGGCCAGGAGCGCCCAACCACGGTCTTTTTGCAGCCAGGGTGGGGCCAGCTCGGGCAGCCAGTCCTCGTAGAGCTGGACTGGGACTAAATCAATCTCCTGGCCCGGCATCTAAATCTCCTGATAGGTGGCGCTCAGCGTAAAGCTGGCCACCTGGGTGGGGGTCAGGGTCTGGTCGGCAGAGGGGGCGGTTAGCACTACATCGAGGACATTGGTCACGAATAGCGCCTCAATCAGCGCCGAGCGGTAAACCATTGTCCCAATAGCAAGGCTTTGCTGGAAGGCAGCCAGTCGGGAAGTTACCTCGGCCTGCACCTCGGTGAGGAAGCCGGCCCGTAGGCGGATGGTGGCGGTTATGGCGATGTTTACCTGGGTGGCGGCGTACACCTGCACATTGGCGGTCAGGGGCTTGCGCTGCTGGATGTAGGCATCCGCAGCCGCCACAGCCCCCGGCCCCAGGCCCCCCTCCCCCCACACCACCACGTCCACCGTGCCCTGGCCGCGGGGGTTGTTATCTAGCACCCGCACCTTGGTAATTGACGGCGTGCTGGATAGGGCCCAGCTTTCATATGCAGCGCGGGTAGCGCCATAGCCCAGCTCCCCCCAGCGCAGCCGGCAACGCTCGCGGTAGGCGGCGTCGCTCTCTTTGTCAATGGCGGCCTCCAGCACCCCCGTGTTCACGATGGTCACTCCTGGGAGCGGCGTGAACATGACGGTGCCGGAGCCGATGGGCAGGTTGTAGGCCGCGCCCGGGCTCTCGGCCCGAAACTCCAGATCCAGCGTGCCGCCCAGGGGGAGGGTGCCGCCGTTCAGGTTGTTGAAGCGCAACCCGGCGGCATTGCCCGCCCATAGCTGACCGGGCTGGATGCTGTAGGGGCCAAACCCCGCCTGGGCGGTAAGGCGGAAGGTCTGCCGGGCGAAGGTGGCCTGCTTGCGGGTCAGGGCATAGGCGCTCTGGCCCAGCAAATCCAGGTAATCCCCGGTTGCGGTGTCGAGAAACCCGCCTTTGGCGATTTCCAGGCGGAGGGCCTCGAGGTCGGCAATCCCGGCAGCCTGCAACTCCACCAGAGTTCGCTGGATGCTTCCTTCTACCCAGTCGGTGGGGGGGTAGCCCTTGGCCTGCAGGAAGGCAATCAGCGCGGCCAGCACCTGGTCGCGGCTGCGGGGCTGCAGCAGTTGGTTCAGGTTAGGCACGCAGCACCTCCACGCTCAGATCGCTGACCCGCACCACCAGGCTGAAGGGGCCTTCCTCGGTTTGCAGCACGATATCCAGGTCGAGCTGGTTCCACTGCGGCTGGCTGGCGGTCACTTCGGCGCTCAGGATGCGGGGGTCAGCCTCGAGGGCATTTGTTGCCCGCACCTCGATCTCAAATAGCGTCTCGGGGGTGATTTCCCGGTTCAGGAACTGCTTGAGGTCAAGCCGGTACTCGGGGGCATAAAACAGGCTCCCGGGCGGGGTAATGAGGCAGCGGGCCGCCGCCTCGGCCAGATTATCCAGTCCGCGTTTGATCGTCCAGGATAGATCGGGAAATGCCGATAGATCGGTGCCAAAATCCGCCATTACTGCACCCCTTTCACTTTGCTGGAGCCGCCAGATTGCACGGTGCCGGTGGTGGGCACATTTGCAACCGGGGTGGTGCTGAAAACAAATGTCAGCGGCTGGCCCTGGAGCAGCACATTAGAGCCCCCCACTCCTCCAAGCTCCACCAGGGGCGCATCCACTGTCACCTTGATGCTGGCGGTGAGCCGCAGTTCCCGGAGCCCCTCGCCCCGCCACAGGTCGCAGTAGCGCAGCTCGGGATCGCCCTGGTGGAAGCCCACCAGCACCCGCGCCCCGGGGGCGACCTTTACGGTTACCCCGGGCAGCCCCGTCCAGATCGGCACCCGGGTCAGGGCGCCCAGGCGGGGATCGTCTACCTGCACATCCACGTGCATGTCCTCGTAGTCTTTAAGGATGCTGCCGGGGTACAGGGCCAGGTAGTCGAGGTGCGCCGGGCGAGCCAGTTGTTTGATGGCGTTGGTCAGTCGTTCTTGCATCTACCCTCCTTAACCTATATAGATGGCGGTGCGCAGCTTGGCCCCAATCTGGTGAATCACCCGCTCCACCCGGCCCAACTCCCGCACCTGGCCGTCCCAGAGGCCCTTGAGCACGACTCCGGGCCGGAGCGCGGGCGTCGGTAATAGTGAAAACCAGCCCCGCTGGGGGGCGGCCTCGGAGACCACCGCCCCCTCGGGCCCCTGCGGCCAGGGCTCGGCCCCGGCCCAGGTCGTGCCGTCGGGCAGCACCCGCCAGGCTCGGTCGGGCAGGCGCGCCATGACGGCTTTCAGGGCCTCTGCGGCAGTACCGCCGCGACGAGCCCAGCGCACGAATACGGTGGGCAGATCCAGTTCCCCCGGCTGCTCCCCTGCTTCGGTTAGCAGATCCCGCACCACCAGTGAGGCCGGCACGCCTTCGTAATCCTTAGGGGGCAGGATTTTGGATAGCCCATCGTAGCCGCCGACCAAAAACACCTCGGTTATACCTGCGCTGGGGCCGCCGCGCCGCGCGGTGGTGCGGTAGGTGGTGCCGTCCTCGAAGCGCAGGATTACCGCCTCCCCGGGGGCCAGTGGCACCTCCTCCCCCAGCCGCAGCTCGGCCAGCGGCCGGCCTATGCGGGGGATTGTAACAACGCCGCTGCTGACCGGGATACCGTTGGCGGTTAGGTAGCTCATGGTCGCACCCCACGGGCGCTGGGCGGGTTGGCCTGGGCCCGCTGCTGGGTGGTGGGGGTGCCGTCCCGGTCAGCCCCGCCGGTGTCGGTGCTGCCGCTCTTCTTGCCCACCTGCGTGGCTTCGGTTTTTACCTTCTTGTAGCTGGGCCGCCACTCCCGCATCTGCAGGGTAGCCGTCCAGCCCTTCACCGGGTCGTAGGGCGGCTCCTCGAGGCCGAAGATGTACAGGTGGGTGATGCCGTGCCGGCGCAGGGTGGGGTGCACCGGCTGGTACACGTCGGGGGCCTTCTGCTCCTTGGCTTTGGGGCGGAAGAGCTGGATCAGCCGCTGGAGCTTGGTGAACTCGCTCTCCTTCCAGACCCGGATCTCCACCGTGACCTCGGCGTAGTCATAGCCGAGGTAGGTGTATTCCACCCCTTTCTTGGGAATCTCGGTGGTTTCTTCCTTCAGGGTGCGGCGCACCGATACCTGCACCACACCCTGAATCTCGTCCTGGCCCCGGGCCGAGGGCTTGATGGCGAAACGCTGGCCGCCTGGCCCCACAAATACGATCTGGTCGCGCTCCATCAGGCACCCTCCTCGATGGCGGCCCGCTCGAGGGCCTCCAGGATGGCCTCCACCACCAGGGCCTTGGCCTCGCCGGGGGTCTGGGCTTGCTGCAGCACGATGTGGCCGATGTGAACATGCACCTCGCGGGTGGGGTTAGCCGTAGCCCCTGCGCCCGCTGCGATGGCCGCTACCGGCATCTGGGGCGCCGCCGGGATGGCCGCCGTGGCCAGGGCCAGGCCCGTGCTGGCCACTGCCCCGCGCATGGCCAGCAGGCCGCGCTGCAGGCCCAACCCGCCCTGCTCCCCGATGCGGGCCAGGGCCCGGCTGGGGGAGCGCACCTCGAGGCCCTCCCGGGCCCCGCCTACTGCCTGCACAGCCAGCCCCTTGGCTGCCTCCCAGATTTTGCCGGGCGCGGCCTTGAGGCCGTTCCACAGGCCGGTAATGGCGTTGCGGCCAATCTCCAGCATCAGCCCCGGCAGGTTGGCCAGGGCGCTGCGGATGGTCTCGGGCAACCCTTTAGCCCAGACAATCAGCTCCCCGCCCTTGGTGATAATGGCCTGCCACACCCCATTCACGCCGTCGCGGAACCAGCCCAGCCGCTTATAGGCCACCACCACGGCGGCCACCAGGCCCCCTACCAACGCGATCACCCAGCCCACCGGCCCCATCGCCAGCAGCCAGCCGCCTGCCATGCGGGCTGCGGTAGCTACCCAGACCAAGCCCAGGCGCAGTAGGGTGCCGGCCAGGCCGAAGGTCAGGGTGTTGAGCAGGCGGAATCCGGTGGTGAGCACCAGGAGGGTGCCCACCAGGGCCAGCCCCCCGGCGTTGGTTCCGGTCAGGCCGGCCTGATTGGCCGCGAAGCCTTTGGCGAGCTGGCCCAACAGGGCCAGGCCCGGCTCCAGCGCCTTCCATACCCCCTGCAACGTCCCCAGCCCGGCCTGAACCCCCGCCCAAAACTGCCGCGCATACCCCAGGGCCACCGGGAAATACTGCCGGGCTTTCTGCGCCAGCAGGGCGGCCCGGTCGAGGAAGCCCAGGATGGCCTCCCCCGCCTTTTTCGGCTCGGTGGCGCTGGCCAGCGGCCCGAACACCGCCTGCATCAGCCGGGCCAGGCTGGCCTGGAAGCGGCGGGCGATGGCGGCGCCGGGACCCTGGCTGAAGTCGGTCAGGGCGGCCAGGTTGCCGAGCATTTGCTTGAAGGGCTTGAGCGGCCCGCCGTCGCCCACGTCCATCTGGCTGAAGAGCTCGAAGGGGCGGCTCTTGAGCGTGGAGATCAGGCCGAAGATGCTGGTGCTCTGCTCCTCCATCAGCCCGCCGAAGCGCTTCTGGATGATCTGGCGCACCGCCAGCATGGCCTTGTTGACCGTGCCCACGTAGCTCCCGCTCTTGTCGAACCTGAGCCCCTGGGCCTCCAGCAGCTCCCGGCTGATGCCCAGCTCCCGCAGCCGCTCGAAGGCCTCGCCGAAGTTGCCCGAGCGCAGCCGGGTCAGGGGACTGATGGCGTCCTCCAGCCGCACCCCCATCGCCGAGGCCAGGTCGCCGGCGTCCTTAAGCAGCCCTTGCAGGTTCTTGACATTCACCCCGGCGGCCAGCAGTTGCTTGCCGCCGGCCAGCACCTCCTGGGTCTCGAAGGGCGTCTGGGCCGCAAACCGGGCCAGCATGGCATAGGTTTCCTTGGCCATGCGCCCGGCCTCTGCGCCGAACTGGGGCCGCAGCATCACCCGCAGGCTGATGAGCTGCTGCTCCTTGAAGCCCAGGGCGTCAAACACGCTCTTGGTGGCCAGCCCGGCGGCCCCGGCGATGAGCAGGTTGGGCAGGCTGGTCAGGCGGCCAATCAGGCCGCTCAGGGATTTATAAGCATTCTGGGCCTGTGTACGGATGCTGCCCAGGTGGCGGCTGGCCGCCCCCACCGCCGATAGGGCCCCCACCAGGCGGCGGGCGGCAGCGGTGGAAATCCCGAAGCTATTGGCGATGGCCCGCGCCGCCGCTGCGCTGTCCCGTCCGGAGCCCTGCAGTTGGGTGCGGATGCGGCCCAGGCCCGCCGACATGGCCCGCGACTGGGTCACAAAGTTGTTGCGCAGGCCAAAGTACCAGGTCAGGCGCCTCATGGTTTCTCCTCAAAGTGGCTCAGGAGCACCGCCGCCTCCAGTGCAGCCCCGGCTAGGGCCTCAGGGCTGTCCTGCCCCTGCCGGTAGGCCAGCAAAAGCTGGCCCGCAAACAGGGGCCGGTCGCGGTGCTTCAGGGCCTCATTCAGCAAGTCGGCGGATTTTTTGAAGAAACTCCGTCTCGGCCATCTGGGCGATGGCCGCCAAGTCCTGGCTGATAACGTCGGCCAGGCCGGGGTAGTCCTCCAACATCTGCTCAAACTCGGCTTTGTCGGGGAATACCAGGGTCGCCTTGGCGTATTTCTCGCCGATGGCGTAGGTATCCAGGGCCAGCTTCTGCCCGCTGGCGGCCTTGTCCAGGTCGGCCCGCATGAGGCGGTATTCGCCCTTGGATAGAGGACGAAAAACCAGCGCACGGCCCTGGCGCACCAGGGCAAACAGGCGGTCGCCGTGCGATTCAATCAGCGTGGCAAGGGTGGTGGGGGGCAAAAGGCCCTCGAGGTCGTCCGTCAAAATTTCGGGCTTTCCCATGTTATGCCTCAAAAAGGTTCCGGCCCCGCCAGGGGCAGGGCCGGCTCAAAGCAATATCAGAAAGTGGCCAGGTCGCCGGGCACCACGTCCAGCGCCTTGCAGGTCAGCTCGGCCATTAGGGCCTCCGCGCCCGGGGTGGCCGAGAGGGCGTCGTTCAGGATGCGCAGGTCGTTGAGCTTGTCGATAATGACGTTCTCCTCGGCGTCCACGAAGGTGACCACCGCGTTGAAGGATTTGCGCTTGTACTTGGCCCCCAACTTGGCGCGGAACTGGTGCCACTGATCCACCGGCATCTTGATGGTCACATCCGCCGGGGCCATCTGGCCGGGGGTGCGGCCCACCGGCTTGCCCCCGGCGTAGATGTACTCCTCCGAAACCTCGCCGGTGTTGTATTCCAGCTCGACGTTCACCGGGATGCGCTCCCCGTCCAGGTCGAGCTGGATGCTGGAGTTGTCGTAGACCTTGCCGTTGCGTACGGTAATCGCCACGCGCCACCTCCTAGGCCGCTACCGGCTGCAGTTGCGGGTTGAAGAACCGCACCTTGCCGGTGATCCGCTCGGCGTAGCCCAGCGGGACGATGCTGATGTCGTAGGGGATGGTCTTGGTGCTGAGGATGTTTTCGGCCCGGTCAATGCGCACATATACCGCCGGCTGGTCGGTGGTCTCGTCAATCGAGACCTTGCCGCGCAAGGCAGTGCGAACCAGCCCCTGCACGTAGGCCTCGATGCGCAGGGCCTCCCGCTCCAGGATCCGCCCGGTCTGGGCCGAGACCTGGATCTGCTCGTTGAGCCAGCGCAGCCAGGCCCGGTAGGCCGTCTCGCAGGCCACGTCCATCACCTCGCGGAGCTGCACCTGCTCGTAGTCGCTGCCGGGCGGGGCGAACAGCCGGCCCCGGGTGATGTAGAAGCCGCCCTGGATGGTGCGCAAGGTGGCGAAGCGAGCCGCGTCCAGCGCCGGGGTGACCGATTCGTCCCCGTGCAGCTTGGCCACCGTTTTGAGCGCCCCAGAGGCGTAGCGCCCTGGGTGCTCCTCCACCGGTCGCCCGCTGTAGCGGCCCGCAATGACCCAGGCCGAGGGCCGCTTCATCACCAGGCCGGTGATGGGGCTGACCACATCCGCGTAGCGCCCCCCGGCCCCCACCCGCACGCTGGTGAAGCTGGCAAACGCAGCAATCAGGTTGGCGTCGGTGTCGTCGGCGGTGTCCAGAATCGCGTGAATGAAGCGGGGGTTGTTGGCGTCGTTGGCCCGGGTTTCCAGGGCGGTGTTGACGCCCGCGGCCACCGTGGGGGTGGCCGCCCCCACCACGTGGATGAACCGATACGACAGCTCGGTGCGGGCAAACAGCACGTTCAGGGCGTTGATCAGGTCGGTCAGGGTGTAGCCGGGGGCGGTGCAGGTGGCGGTGTAGGTATCCCCCACCACGAAGGTGCCGTCGGTCCAGGTCAGGGTCAGGCCGGTGTCCGGGATGATGTAGACCCCCGAGACCGGCACGGCGGTCTCCGGGCTGTAGGTGTTGCCGTCATCCAGGCTGTATTCGAAAGCGGCCTGGGCCGCTGCGAGGTTGGCCGCCGCCCGCGTGATGCGCACCCGGAGCTTGTAATCGTCGCGGGGGGTGCTGCCGGTCAGGGTCAGCGTGGCGGTGCCGGTGCCGGTCTTGGTGACGGCCCCGGCGACCCCGGCCACGCTGGGATTGGCAGCCAGGCAGATCACCGCCTGGGTGCCCTCGCCAAAGGCCAGGGCGGCGGCCTCGGCCAGCTTGCCACCCACCTGTTCCTTGGCGCCCTGGGGGCTGGTCACGGTCACCAGGGTATTTGGGGCCAATACCGTGGCCACCCCAATTTTGACGTGTACTCCCTCCCCGCTACCCGGCACCGAGCCGATGCCAAAGTCCTGGGGTTTGACCTCTACCCGGGGCAGGCCGGTCATCGCGCACCTCCGATGGGCTCATTCGCCGCCTCGGCAATACCCCGCTCAAAGGCCGCCTTGGTCAGCTCCTGGCCCACCACCCAGCGGTGCTTGGCCCGGGCTGCCGCCAGCAGCCAGTCCGGGGTGCCGGCTTCGGCGGCCAGCTCCTCTACGGTTTGCAGTTTGCGGAGTTCCGCAGTCGTGTCGTTTTTCGCCATGTGTTTCCTCCTAGGGGAGCACCTCGGTCTGGTCGAGCAGGGCCCGCTCGAGCCTCACATACACCCCCGGCTCTGCCGCCCCCACCTCCAGGAACACCCGGAAGCGGAGCTGATAGCGGCGCTTGTCGGCGGGCAGGGCCGCCGCCTGGCCGGTCTCGTCCTCGTCCCAGCCGCTGGGGAAGAGCTCCAGGGCGCTTCCGCAGATGCGCCGCAGCGCCGCCACGCAGTCGGAAAGGATGCCCTCCACGGTGGCGTAGTCCTTGCCCCAGATGTGCAGGGTATAGCCGGCCAGCCGGGTGTAGGGGGGTTTGGGTTTGGGCTCGGGGGGTGGCTCCTGGGCCAGGGCCTCGCTCGAGATAGCCCGGCCATCCGGCGCGGTGAAGGTGTCCTGGCCCGGCACCAGCACCAGCTTGAGGGGGGCCTCGAGCTGGTTCAGGGCCTCGGGACCCAGCTCGAGCTTCACCTGCCGGGGCAGCTCGGCCTTGAGCCGCTCGAACAGGGCCTGGGTCAACCTAGCTCACCGCCTCCCGCAGGTATTTGCCGGGACGGAAGCGCACCACCGTCTTGGCGGGGATCTGAATCGCCTCCCCGCTGCCGGGCCGGGTGCCCTTGCGGGCCGCACGGCGGGCGGTCACGAAGGTGCCAAAGCCGGTGAGCTGCACCTCCTTGCCGTCCGCCAGGGCGTATTCGATGGCCGTCAGGGCAGCCTTCAGGGCCGCCTGGGCCTGCTTCTTGCTCAGGCCGGTCTGCGCGTGGATGTGCTCGATCAGTTCGGTTCGGTTCATCGAATCTCCTTTTCCAGGTAGGCCCGGGCCGCCTCCTCCAGCGCCTGCTCCCAGCGGGGCGAAAGCTCGGGCTCTGGGATGAAAGGGCGGGCCGGAATCTCCACCCGCCGGGCCTGCACCCAGTCCTTGCCCACCCGGAAGCGCAGGGTTTGCTTGCGCTTGGGGGTGATGGTGGCGCCGTACTGGTGGGTGGCCGCATAGCGCACGTTGGTGCCAATCTCGAAGCCCTGGGGGTCGGTCTTGAGGGCCGACTGTGAGGTCATGGAGCGCTGCAGCCGGGCGGATTTGCGCAGGGTCTGGCCGCCGGTGGCCTCGGCCCGGGCGCTGGGCTTCCAGGGCCGATCCCAGGGGTCTTTCTGGCCCGCGAAGGACTCGTCAATCTGGTTCAGCGCGGCCTGGCCCAGGTTCTTCACCAATCCCGCCGCGAACTGGGGCTGGCGCAGCCTGTCGGCGAAGCGGATCAGCCGATCCAGCTTGCGGAAGGAGCCGGTGACGCTCACGGCTTCCACCGGGCCGGAATCCGGCCCAGGGTCGTGACGGCGTCCCACTGCTGCAGCGGGGTGAGCCGGAGGGCGGTTTTGCGCCCCCACCAGCGGCCCCGCTCGGCGCGGGTGTTTTCCGCCACGCTGGGCACCCCTTCCACCTCGCCCAGGTATATGCCGATGTGCCCCTCGCGGTCTGGGGCGGTGCGGGAAGAGCGGGGCGCCTCGTCGAAGGGCGCGCTGCTGAATAGCAGGTCGCCGGGCTTGATGATTTTGAGGAGGGCCGCCCGGTCGGCGGTTTTGGCCGGGTCTCGATCCACGGCGGACACATCCCAGTCGAGCCGGTCTATGGCCCGCTCCACCGCCACCGCCCAGCGGCTGCGGTCGGGGTCGGCCCGCACCGAGTCCAGGAGGCGGCTGTAGAGCAGCCAGCGGTTGGTCTGGTAGGCCCGGGCGATGGCCTCAAAGGCGAACGCCACGCACCAGCCCGCGCTGGTGGGGAAGCCGGGCAGCTCCCGCCGCACGGCCTGGAGGGCAATCTGGGCAACCTTGCTCATAGTTTGTGATTGTTTTCACTCCTTGCCTCTAAAACCGTTTTTGAGGCGGGGGTAGACCCTGCTCCCTATTCGGGGTAGGGGGCCGGGGTCACGGGCGGGATTTGGCCGCAATGGTCACGGCAGCCGGGCTACCAGCCCTTGAGTTTGTCTCGGCCAAATACCCGGCCCGCGGATTCGATCTCCGGCTTGGCCTCGGACGGCACCACCCCGCCCTGGGCGCCCCCGGGGGGGATGGGCTGGCCGTCGTCGGCGGGAATCTGGGCCTTGCCCTCGGCCACCAGCCGCAGCCACTTAAGGGCCTCCTCGTAGTCGCGCACCACCACATCGTCGGCGGTGCCCTCCTGGAAGCCCCGGCGGGCCAGAATCAGGTAGAAGGCGATGTCGGCGTTGATGCGCTTGAGCGCCCGCACCGGCGGCAGCGGCAGGGTGTAGCGCTGGCTCACGAAGCTGTCGATGGTGTCGGCGGCGTCCTGGATGGCCGCCTCGGCCCGCTCCTCGGCCAGCACCGTCCACTCGCCCACGTTTTCCGGGTCGAGGGCGTAGAGCATGGCGTCTTCCCGCTTGCGGGTTTTGAGCTCGTCCAGCGTGAGGTAGGGCATTATTTGCCTCGAGCCTTCTTGGGCGGGTCGGCCTCAACCTCCTCCAGCACCTCCACAAGGAGCAAGGGGTCGGCCTGCAGGCGCTCCAGCTCCTCGGGCGAGACCAGGGCCTCCTGCGGCTCCGGCCACCACTGCCGGGCAATCCGCCAGCGGCCCTTCGGCTGGGGGGTGGAGACTTTGACGCGGTACTGGGTCATGGTGCGCCTCCTTAGCCGACGCACTTGTACGCCAGGAAGGGCAGGCTGTAGCCCGCGTTGCCCCGGGCATCCACCCCGTAGACGAACTGGCGGCGCATGAAGACGTTGTCGTCGGTGGGGTCGTCCTTGCTGACGAACTCGGGGTTCTGGCGGTTCTGGAACACGAAGGGCCGGATGGGGCGGCTGACATCGAGCAAATACCAGGCGGTGGGCTGGCTGGCCAGCTTGGGCACCACCAAGAGGTCGGCGCTGCCCTTCCAGATGTTGGTATCCCCGCCGGCCACAAAGTCGGCGTTGAGGATGCGGCGGGCGGTGCCCTCGAGCTGGGGCGGCACCACCAGCAGGTTGGGCATCACCTCCAGCGGCTGGCCGTCGTCCCCCCGGAAGGCCATCATCTCGGCCCGGGTGGCCTCGTAGTTGGCGGTGGTGAGGGGGCGGCTGGTGGCGTAGTTGGCATATACCCCCAGGCTGCTGTCTACCGTGGAGACCGGGTGGTCGGTGTCGAAGAAGTTTTGGCCGTCAAAGCACAGGTTCGACTGCCCGTTCAGCAAAAGGCTGAACACCAAGTCATCCGGGTACATCCGGGCGGCCTGGCCCATCTGGTCGAACTGCATGTTGTAGATGCCCAGGTTGTCGTCCTGGATGTCGTTGCGGTCTACCGCGACGGTGGCCTCGAAGTTGCGGTTCTGGATGGTGTAGGAGGCTTCGGCCAGGTTCTGGAAGACCCGCTCGCCCAGCCATTCCCGCATCTTCAGCATCTTGAGGAGCCAGCCGTAGGTGTTCTCCTTGGTGGTGCTGGGCACCTCGGTGGCGACGCGGTTCCACAGGGGCTGGGCGGCCTGGTAGGCCTCGTTGTAGCGGGTCTCGAAGCTCACCCGCAGGGCTTGCAGTGCAGCGGTGGTGATTCGCATGGTTCCCTCGCTTTAGTAGGTTTCCACCCAGACCCCGTCGGATTCCACGCCGACCACCTTGCCGGCGCGGCTGCGGGTGTTGGAGCCGTTGGTTCGGGCCACGGTGGTGGAGTTGACGATGAAGCAGTCGTTGAGCAGGTCGGCCTGGGTGATCTGGTCGGCGGCGGTCGAGTTCTGCCACTTGAACACGCCCCGGCTCACCCGCACCCGCTTGGCGCCCTGGGCGCCGCCCTGGTTGTTCACGGTTTGCTCGGCGCGGCCCACGGCCCGCAGGTTGGTGGCGGTGCTGCCATGCACGGCGTAGCCGGCGGCGTTGAGCACCACCAGGTTGCCGGCCTCGATGGTGGTGTTGGCCTCGAGGGGCAGGTCAAAGTACTCGAGGATGGGCCCCAGGCCCTGCTGTGGGGTGTTGCGTTCAGGCATGTTGTTCCTCCAGACGGCGCTTGGTGGCCAGGTACTTCTCCACGCTCACGCCGGTTTGGGCGATGATGGCTTTTTCGGTCTCGCTGAGGGGGTCGCTGGGGGCCGCCGGAGGCCGGAGGGGCCCGGTGGGGACGGCTGCCCCGGCCCGCAGGCTGGCCAGGTGGGCCCGCACCGCGCGGGGGTTCTGGCGGTAGCGATCCAGCCAGTATTCGCGGCTGGCCGCGTGGATGCGGCCTTCACTGAGGGCGGCCTCGATCACCGCCTCGGCCTCGCCCTCCAGGGCCTGGGTGCGCAGGGTGGCCAGCTCAGCCTCGAGCTCGCTTACCCGGGCCGCCAGCAGGGCATTGGCGGCAGCGGCCATCGCCTGGCCGTGGGCCTCATCGCTGCCGATGGGGGCCTGGATGCCCGCCTCGGCCAGCAGGGCCTGGGCCTGCTCGAGCTGCCCCGCCCGGTTCTGCAGCTCGGCCAGGGCAGCCTCAATCTGCTCCTCGCTGGCGTCTTCGGCCAGGCCGAGGATTCGAATCAGTTTTTCTCGCATGGAATCTCCTACTGCCGATGCCACCAGGGGCATCTGGTTGACGGTGGCGGGCTGGTTGGTCAGCCCGATCATGTCCAGTTGCCGGATGTGCCCATCCTCGTCCCAGAAGACCGGCGACCAGTGGCGGTACTCCCCGGCCCTGAGCAGGTTGGCCGCGGTCTCGGTCCAGCGCACGTTGACGGCCCACAGGCCGTCGGGGCGGGCCTCGAGCTGGAACCACCCTGCTGCCGGAACCGGCCCGTTGTCCACCGGTGACTGGCTGCGGTGCTCGTAGTCAATGGGGAGCTCGGGCATCTGCACCCGCCGGATGACCTCCTGGGCGTCCTCCGGGGTGAACAGGAAGTCCATCTGCCTGCCGTCGGCCCAGCGGAAGGGCACCGTGCCGTAGGCCCAGATCAGAAACTCGGCGGGCGGCTCCTGGGACTCAAAAACGTTGAAGCCGGTATGTCGTCGTCTCACACGGGGCGACCTCCTCGGGGTGGATTTTCGGAGCTACTCGAGCGGCTCCGGTCGCTCGGGCCGGGCCAGGCGCTCGGCCAGGGGTTTGGTGATGAACTCATAGGTCGCCACCGAGCCCGCAATGCCGCCGGCAATCTGCAGCAGCAGGTTTTCCAGGCCCAGCCCGCACAGGGTCAGCCCCGTGGTCAGGGCCGCAACCGCGTTCAGGATCACCACCGCCTTGCGCGGGTTCTGCTGCACCCAGGCGAGACGCTTAAGGGCGTCCACCAAAAGGGAGACCACCGGCCCCTGGCCCAGCAACCAGACGGCAAATCCCAGCGCTTTGCACGCGTCCATGTACACCTCCTTCCGCCACGGCAAAACGAAACCCCCGACCGAAGTCGGGGGGTAGGTTGCCGAGATTACTGCGATTATACCGGATTTTTTGCTAGGTGGTGCGTTTGACCTCGATCAGTTCGTCGAGGCTGACCTCGCGGTTCAGGAGGGTCTCGAGAGTTTGATGCAGCCGCCGTAGCGTTTCCGGTGTTGGCTGGGTTTCGCCACGAGCAATTGCATACACTGTAGCGGGCAGAAGACCGCTCATTTTCGCCAACCTATACAGGCTGATGCCGTTTTCCTCGGCCAAATCGCGGATGCGGTAACGGTACACCATCACAGCTATATGCTAACGCAGTTATATCTGTCATGCCAATATATTGACAAACTATTATGGTCGTACCCATAATACACATAATCCAAGAGGGCCGGTTTCCAGGGCCACCCTCTTGGGTCTCTTAAAGGAGGACAGATGGAGAATACCACACCCTGTAAGCACATGGCGGTCAAATCAGCACTGCTGAGCTTCTCTGAGATGCGGCTGCCCCCGGCCCAAGGCTTCTTCTTTAACCGGCTCAGCCCGTACCTGGACGCGGCCTGGGAGTCGGCCAGCACGCAGGACTGGCCCGCGTTTGTCGAGGCCGTGCGGGACATCTACCTGGCGGGCCTGCTGGACAGCCCGCTGCCTTTGGGGGTTCTGTTGGCCGAGGCCCTGGCCCAGTCCCCGCTCGAAACGCCCGAGGAGGCTCCATGAGCAAGCTGATTCGCACCCAGGAACTGGACACTCCGCTGGGCACCCGCCTGCCGGTGGCCTGGCTGAACCTGGAGGGCCGCACCGAGGTGGCGGTGCCCCTGGCCCGGCTGGCGGAGGTGGTGGGGTACGAGCTTGAACCTTTACGCACCCTGATTAAGCGCGACCCTGTGCTGATTTCTTTCCAGACCATCGTTACGATGGTGCGGGACGGAATCCCGCACAAGACGGCCTTTCTGCAACGTCCTGGGGTGCTGGGGGCGCTGGCCAAGCTGAGCGCGGCCCGCATCAAGGATCCAGCACGGCGGGCGCGGGTCGTTGCCTTCCAGCGCTGGGCCTTCGAGACCCTCGACCGCCTGCTCTTCGAAGGGGCCGCCCCAGCCCAGGCCCCACTGTTTAACCCAGCCCCACAGACCGCACCTGCCGCACCAAGGGGCGACCGGCAATTGGCGGCTCGCCTGTTGGTGGGCGAGGTGCTGGGGCCGGGCGGCAGGCTCTATACGTACTCGGAGATTGCCCGCCTGAGCGGCACCCCCAAGACCACCCTGTACCGGCTGGCTGGGCGGCTGGGAGTGGCGCACCTCCGCACCCACCACCCCCGGCCCGAACTCCGGCGCACCCCCGAACTGGCCCGTATTCTGGCCCAGCAGGCCGAGATTCTGAGCCTGATAGCCCGGCGGCTGAGCTGAGCCGGGAAGCGGTTGCTCCCCAGGATTGCTCCTGGGGAGTTTTTTTGCTAAAATTTCTAGTGAATCCTTTTGGGTGGGCCTGGGTTCCCGATACCCAATTGCAGAGCGCCGCACTCTCCAGGGGGTGGATGGCCCTTTTTAATCTCTCCCCCACAACAAGAACCCGATGCGCCGGTCACGGATGTATTTGGGTCTACTGCTGTATACCTGGGTATAGCTAGTCCAACCGGCCCCCTTTTGCTGCTCCAGCACGAGCAGGAATGCTCGCTCCGTTTTATCGTCTTGGTAGAGTTTGACAAAGTATTTGCGAAAAGCAAACGCTCCGCGGTCTGACTGCAAAGGCACGAGCCAGACCTCAAACGGATTGGCCACCACGTCGGGCAGCAGGCTGAAGAAGCGCTCTCTACCGTCCGGTTTGTTGCGGTCAAGGTGATCGAGCAAGATTTGTGCGTTGAGAATGGTGCCTGCCCCGGTCGGATCAGCGACCACTGCCTCCAGTCCACCCCAAGACTCCTTGAGGGCCTCAAGGAAAGCTCCCTCACCAACAGCCGCGATGGTGGGCAACAAGGGCACAGTGAGCGTGTCGTAGGGAATCTCAGCAGGACGCCCATAGGTGCGCCAGTTTGGTGCTTCACCAATGAAGACAGGCTGCCATCGTGCACTGTCAGCCGCGGTCGCCACGCCCTTCGCCCAGTCGCGCCCCCACTCCGTTAGGTCGGGACGCTGGCCAAAACCTGGATCTGATTCAGCGGTGGGGGCGATTGAGGAAATTTTCCGTGCGGCCTCCTCAGTCGTCAGGCTGCGCACACCACTACGGCAGCCAAAGTGTCGGGGTGGGTAGTTTTTGTCCCAGAAGGGGTGATCATAGCGCAACACGGTACCGTTGAGCTGGCGACAGGTCTCTGTGGTCGCACTATCAAGTACGGCATCGAACATCCAGTAGGGCCTCGCTTTAATCACCTCAGGCTGGGTGGCCTGTGCATACCGTCCAGCCGCATAGGCCGAGAGGATATTCTGTTGAAATACCAAGCGGGTTCGGTAGCTGTTTGTAAATCCCCAGGCGGCCTCCAGCTTGGGCCCCAGGTTTTTAGCCCACTCCTCATAGGGAGTGCCCATCTCGAGGGCATCCAATAGGCTTTTGTACACATCTTCCAGCAGGTTGAGGGAGGTTATGCCCGCTACAGTGAAGGCCCGCCTGCGCGCCCGGTCGGTAAGTTGGCGGAATTCTTCAGCACGAATGGTTACTTTCTTACGGAACCATTCTATCGCCTCCGCTGGCCGCAGCGGATCGACATTTACTCTCCAGGCCATATCAGGCGTCCTCCGCGACCGCGGCACGACCCGCAATCTCCGCCAGCATCAGGCTGTTTTCCAATAGCTCGGCCAGAACCGGCTTGGCCAGATCAGGGAACTCCTGGATCAGGGCTTCTCGCAAACTTGTGTAATCTTGGCTGGTTTGAGCCAACTCGGTGATTCGCCGAATGTGTCTCTGGAGCGTTCTCGCTGCCTCAACCCTAGAGGCTTCCTCCAGGCTATCCACGTAAATCTGGCCGGAAACAAACCCTGAGGCGATTTCCCCCGAGGCCAGCCTGACCCGCCGCCCCCTCGAGGCCATCCTGAGCTGGTTCCGCATGGGATCCAGCACCTCGTCCTCGGGCTGGGGGGCGGGAATCTGGAAGCGCTCGTGGATGTACCAGGTGGGGATGGGCGTCCCCGCCTCCACCAAGGCTTTGACCGTCTCGGCGGCGGTGCGCAGATCCTCCGGTTCCCGAACAATTGGCTCTACCGCCGGGGCCAGGTCGGCCCGGTCGAAGTTGTAATGGCAGAAGGGCACCAGCAGGTCGCGGCGCAGGGTGGCGTAGACCGCCTTGGCGTCGGAGCGGGTCAGGCGCTGCGAGATTTTATCCAGCGTGAGGGCCATCGCGTTGCTGCCCCCCGCCCCGTCAAAGCTGCTCAGGGGCGAGCCGGTCACCGCCACCGCCATCTCCCGCTCCATCAGCTCGATGAAGCGGCTGTAGGCGTCGGCGCTGCCGAAGCGCTGGGCCTCCTTGAACTCGATCTCGGTGGCCTTGGAGATCACCCCCCGGCCCTCCGGCCCCAGGGCCGCCACGGCCTCCTTGAGGGCGTTTAGCTCGTCCTTGCTGGCGGTGGGGTCGTACTTGCCCAGCACCAGGGGCTGGCCGTACATCTCCAGGAAGGTGACCCAGTCCTTGACGGCGTAGTTCTTGAAGAGGTAAAGCCAGGCCAGCGACCGCATCAGCCCGGCCCGGGTTGGGGCGCCCGACTTGGCCCGGTACTGGTGCACCAGGGCCGCACCGTAGGGGATGGGCTCCAGGCCCCCCTCGGTGCGCATCCGCAAGGCCCCGCTGTCGGGGTCGTAGCTCAGGTTGCGGGGGTGGACCCAGGTGAACTCCGTCGGGAGCTGCATCCGCGATAGGCGGTGGTACTCCCAGCGCATGGCCACCACGCTCACCCCCTTGGCGGTGGCGTCCAGCAAGTCCAGCAGCAGCGTTTCCAGGTCGATGTTGCGCAGCAGCTCGGCTACCTGATCCGCGATGCGCTGCGCTTCCGCCGAGTCGTCGGCGGGTAGCACCTCATAGTCCAGGGCCAGCACCGCCTGTTTGCGCGTTTGTAGGAGGCTTGCCAGGTACGCATCCTTCTCCTCGATCTCCTCGAATAGCTCCATCTGCTTGGTCAGGTCGCCCTGCTCGGCCTGGCGCAGGATGGCCGCCAGCCCGGCGGGCTCCAGGCCCCGCGAGACCCCGCCCAGCACCCGCCCGCTGGGGGTTTGGGCCGTTGGGGCCAGGGGGGGCTTCCTGCCCAGCAGTTTTTGCACCTGTTCAATCAGCCACATTACCAGGCTCCTTTCTCCAGCCGGGGGCCGCCCACCCGCTCAAAGGCGATGGGGCCGCCGGGCCGGGCCGCCGCATGCACGGCCAGGGCCGCCGCCCAGAACTCGTCGGCGTGGCCGGTCTCGTCCCGCTCCGCATCGAAGCGGAAGTTGCCCGCGCTGGTGGCAATCCGCCGCACCGCGTGCAGGCTCTCGCGGATGCGTTCGTGGGGGGGGATGCGGATCTGCCGATCCTCGAAGCGCCGCCGCAGGGTGATGGCCAGATCCTCCTTGACCGCGTTGGTGAACAGCACCGGCTCCACCTTGCTGCCGTAGCGCTGGCGGGCCTCCTCGGCCAGCTGCATGCCCAGGCCGGTGGCATCAATGGCCGCCCGGCGCACCCTAGGCAGCAGGCCGTAGAGCACCTCCCGCTGGACGCTGAAGGGGGTGCGCTCGAGCCAGACCACCTTCCGCGTCCAGAGCACATCCCCCACCCGCTCGGCCACCCAGATCACGCTCAGGTCGCGGCGCCGCCCGATGTCCATGCCCAGGTACAGCTCGCCCTCCAGCTCCCCCTCGGTGCGGGCCTGGTCGCTCTCGCAGGTGGCGATCAGGTCGTAGGGCAGCCAGGCGGTGTTTTCCTCCACGAACTCCAGCAGGTACTCCTGCTGCCACTTCAGGGGGTCGCGGATGCCCTGCCGGAGCACCTCAGGGTCTATGGCCAGGCCCTCCCGCACCGCGTCGTAGATGTCCACCCGGTGCCGGCTCCACACGTCCCCCGGCCCGCCCTGCCAGAGCTCCCAGAACTTGCCGCTCTGGCCGTTGGGGGTGCTGATCACCCGAATCTTGTAGCGCTCGTTGCGGGTGATGGTGGGGTAGATGGCCCCCCAGATCTCGCGGGAGTCCTGATGGAAGGCGAACTCGTCCAGCAGCACGTTGCCCGAGTAGCCCCGGGCGGTGTCGGGGTTGGCCGGCAGGCTGATGATGCGACTGCCGTTGGGGAACTGGATCACGTACTGCTTGGTGGCCACGTCGAAGTTTTCCTGGTAGAGCTCGGCCACCACCCGGATGGCCTCGCAGTGCCGCTTGGCCTTCTCGGCCAGCTCCAGGCTCTGCCGCTCGCCCCGGGAGAGGAAAATCCACAGGTTGCCCCGGTGCTCCAGGGCATCGAGCACCGCCTCCAGCGAGGCGGCGAAGGATTTCCCGGTCTGGCGGGCCAGCAGGCCGATCTTGAAGCGGCTTTTGTCGGCCACCCAGCGCTGCTGGTAGGGCAACAGGATGACGTCACTCGAGGCCATAAATCTCCCTCACCCGCCGGATGATCTCGGCCCCGGCCCCGGCCTCCGAGAGGGTCTGCTCGACCTTGGCCGCCACCTCCAGGCGCACATCGGCCCGCTCGAGGCGGCTCAGCACTTCCCCGGCCCGAAGGCCCCTGTCAATCGCCCGCAGCCGCTGGTTGTCGTCCAGGCTCTGCCAGTCCAGGTCGTCCAGCACCCGCAACGTTTTGGCCAGCACGGCGTTGGCATACGCCCGGGCCACCGAGAGTTTGCGGCCCGTGGCCTGGCTGATGGCCTCCACCATGCGCTCGGTCTCCAGGGCGGCCTGGATAGCCGGGTTCAGGTGGTTGTTTTTGTGACGGGATAACGCAGCAACGCTGGTGGGCAAACCCCGCTGTGCCGCCCACTCCACGATCTCTTCCATCCGCCAGCGCGTTCCGTCGGCCTTGCACTCATTGCCCAGAAGCATCTGGTCAATTTCGTCCCGGAGTGGGCTGTTGCAGATTTTGCAGCGGGGCTCGCGGGGGTAAAACAAGCTGGACATGCCTAACCTCCTCCCAGGTGGAAATCCGCCAGTGGGCCGTAAATCCCAGGCCGAATCCGAGAATGGCAAAAACCAGTGCAGCCCAGACCCTGAGCCTGGGGGGGCGGGGACGGGCCTGCAGCAGCACCAGCCCATCGCGTACATCGCGGAGCGTTCGCTGCAGCTCCTCGGAGGCAATGCTTTGGGCCAGCCGCAGGCCCCGCAGCTCCTGCTGCAAATCGTCAATCTGGGCTTCTATGCGGTCCAGGCGCTCCATATCATCGCCTTGAGGCGAAATAGACGGCCTTGTCGTGCAGGGTGCCTTCATACAGGTCTATGCCTGCAGTGGTCAGGCGAACCTGATCAAAGGCCCCGCTACCGTCCTTGCGCCAGGCCACCTCCAGGTAGCCCTTCTCCGCGCAGTAGCGCAGGGCTGCGTGCAGGTCGTTCTCGGCTGGGAGCTCGCCCAGTTGCTCCAGTGCCGCCACCAGCACCCCCCTGCTCATGGTGTAGGGGTCGTCGGGGTTCAGGGCGTCGCCCATTGCGGCGAAGTAGACCACCTCAATAAGCCGCCCCCGGATCAGGGCAGCCCGGCGGGGGTTGTTTTTGTTGAAGATGCTCATTTTGCTCCTTTCAAGGTTTCCAGTTGATGCCCACTGCCGCCAGGGCGGCGCCAATGAGCGTGGCGATGAAGCGGAAGAACCATTCGTTCTGCCACCAGGCCGGGGCCCGGGGTTTGGGGATTTGCAAGATGACCTTCCGCGCTTGCAGGATGTTTTCCGCTTCCTTGAGCTCGGCTTCCCGCTCGGCCTTGCGGGGGGCGCGGATGGCCCGGATGAGATGTTCCAGCAGTCGGTTTTCGTTTTCGTCCATGCGCCTCCAAAAAGAACGCCCGCCGCTGGTTATGCGGCGGGTTACGTTACGGAAATGGTATCAGATATTTTGCTGGTGGGCCGGTTTGTCCAACACCTCGGCACAGCGGGCCAGCTCCAGCGTCCACCGGGTCAGGCCCGGGTGCTCGTTGCCGGGCCGCACCCGCCTGTTCCGCGAGTCGTAGTACCACAGGCTGGACCATCTGGAACGGTGCAAGAAAGCGGCCCATTCGTCCTTGATGGCCGGATCCATCTGTTCCAGCAGGCTGGCATAGGCCGACCGCCAGAAGCGCAGGGTGTGCCGTTCAATGCCCAAAGCCGGCAGCTCCATCACCCGGACGATTAGGTAGCCGGGGCGCACCACCCGCCCGGTCAGCCGTTCCAGTTCCGGGGCATAGCTGGTGTGGTCGGTCTGCCACTGTTTCACCCCGGAGGCCACCCACCACAGGTACTTGGCCAGGTGTTCCGCCCGCCAGCGCAGCAGGTTATCCATGTTCCACCTCCCGCCGGACGTAGCCATCCGCGGTCTGGACAATCAGGCCGGCCTCCACCAGCCGGGCCGCCAGCCGGTAGACCGTGGTCTTGGGCAGCCCGGTCTGACGGGCCAGGGCGGACGGCCCCAGGGGCTGGCTGGATAGCTGGGCCATCAACTGTGCCGCCCGCTCGTCCAGGGAAGGGGCTCGTGTTCCAAGTGCAGGGGGTGGCGTTTCAGCATGGGCGGACGGGGCTGTTTCAAACTGGACTCGGTTGTTCCCGCTGGACTCCGCCTGGGTGGACTGGTGAACCGTGGTGGTCTGGACATGGGTCTGGATGTGGACGGTGGGGGTGGAGCTGGTCGGCTGGAGTGGACTCGCGGATGCGGGCAGGGGCCGGGAGTCCAGCCGCAACAGTTCGCCGATGGCCTTGCCGGCCACCAGGGGCCCCAGGGCAAATAGGCTCTGCAGCAACACCTCCCAGCCGGGGGCGTCGGCCACCCGGACCATCGCCAGCAGGTTGCCCAGCCAGACCAGGAGCAGGAAGAAGAGCCCCCCGGCCAGGCTCCAGCGCAGGCGGGGCTCGAGTGTGGAGGCCAGGGAGAGGGTGAAGGCCAGCAACTCGAGGCCCACCGCCAGTCCGATAGAGAAATACCAGGGCAGGTCGCCCAGGCTCAGGTCGAACCACTTGGTCAGGTGGCCCGCCGACATCACCAGGGTGGCCAGGTAGGCCAGGGCCAGCAGGCCGATCAGGCTATTGCGCAGGATGGGGTTCACAAAACTCCTTTCGCGGATGCCCCGGTTTTCAAACCGGGGAGGAAGCGAAAGCCGAGCGAAGCTCGGTGTAGCGCGTCCATCCGCTGATGTGCTACAGTTTTGCCATGCACGGTAACCCCACGCCTACCGTCTGTGACGGCCTTGCCACGGCGTACCGGGATAACAAGTGCATTGGCGTAGCGGCTGGACTGCTGCGCTATGGGCCGCCTGACACGGCCCGGCCCGATAAGGGTCAGGCTCCTTCCGTGGGGAAGGGGCTGGATGGAGTAAAGGTGTGGGTTTCGGCTCATGCAGACTCCAACCTTGAAAGTTCCGTGTAGGAACCCCTGTTCTTCAGAACGGGGAGGATGTCAGAGCAGTGCTCCTAGTGCGTTGGCTACTGCGAGGGCCTCGAAGGGCTCCAGCACAATGCCCTGCCATTCAACCTGCCCAACCGCCGCCCCCTCCTGCAGCACCTCCCGGCCCTGCACCGCCTCGGCCTGCTCGATGCTCCACTTGTCCAGCACAAAACCGTCCAGCGTTGCCACTTCCAGCACGATCTCGCCCTGATGGTGGTACAGCCTGAGATGGTATTCCGGATCGCCTAAAATCACCACTTGCTTTTCCATATGCAAACTCCTTAAAGCGCTTCTCGGCCAAGCACCTCAATGGGGGCCTTGTCTCCTTGGGCTTTCCGCCAGTTGGGGCCAATCAGCACGATGGCTCCGTCAAGCAGCTCACAGCGGTATTCGTCCACGTGGCCGCCTTGCATGTGCCGCACGAACAGGCGCTTGCAGATGTTCATGGCCTCGGGGGTCAGGTCGAGGGTGATCTGTGGGGCCGGCTTGGCAGCCGCCTCGACCTGGAACCGCTCGGCCTGAATACGGTCGTTGTCTACAACCGTGGCCGCAACGAGGCCGACAACCCCCAGCACCCCGGCAACTAGGGCGATCAGGTCGAAACCCCTCATCTCCACCCCCGGATTTTCTGTTCCGCCTCAAAGAGAGCCTGCTGGGTGGCCTGGGGCATCTCGGTATCCCCCCAGCGCAGGGTGCGGGCATCGCGGTAGGCCAGGACGCGCTCGAGGCCGCTGCGGATATAGCTGAGCGCATAGGCAATGATGCGGTCGGCCTGCTCGGCCGAGTTGGCGATGTGGTAGCGGCGGGTCATCGGGTCGAAGCCCACCACTTCCGGCTTTGCGCCGCCCACGGTGGGCTGGGCCGACAGTTTGGCACAGAGTTCAACGGCCTCCCGCATCTCCCGGTCAGATGCCTTCACGGCGTGGGCCAGCGCGTCCCGGTCCAGGCCTGCCGGGCCCGCTTCCCACAGGGCCCTGAATACAGCCCGGGCCAGATCAATTTTCGGATCGCTCATGGCTTTCCTCGAATGCGCCGTACAGACGCTCCAGTTCGGTGGCCGAGTCCCAGTGGTTGATCGAGATGTTCAGGTCGGCCAGGGCCTGGCGCAGATTCTTGATGTCGTGCCAGGATACCTTAGCCTGACCGACATATTTTCCTTGTTTCTTCGGAGCATAGCGCGCGATCAGATAGGCCGCTTCCAGGAGCTTGCGCCGGGGGTCAGGCATTCTGCACCTCCCAGGTGTAGGGGCCGTACAGGTTCAAATAGCCGTCCAGGGTAGCCTGGGCCACCCGCAGCCATTCGCCGGTGCTGGGCAGATGCAAAGCGTAAAGGGGCTCAACGCGCCCATCCTCTTCGATCAGGCCCTCATAGCGGGCCAGCACCTCGATCCGGCTGCTGCGCAGCAAGACCGGCTGCCCCTCGTGGTCGTTGAGGAAGCGCACCGCGTCGGCGGTGTTGTTGACCGCGCGCTGCTGGGCCGCCCGCTGGCGGGCCAGGGCCTGGGCGCTAGGCATCGGGGGCCTCCCGCTTCATGCGCCGCTGGATCAGCTCCAGCCCGGCCAGGCCAATGCCCCGCAGGGGCAGGCCGGCCAGGTGCTGCTTCATCCAGCGCCAGACGGTGTCCTCGTCGGGGTAGGTGGCCTCCAGCGTGGGCTCGATGTCGTAGGTTTTGATGTACTGCCCATCTTTTTTCCAGACGGCAAAGTGCGTCCCCTTGAGAACCAGGCGGGGGTGCTCATGGATCGTCACGCCCTTGCGGGCCAGGCGCTCGCGGAGGGTTTCAATAGCATTCATCCTCCACCTCCAGGTGGTGTACCTGGCGGCGGGATAGCACCACCGCCAGGGTGTTTTCGGTCACTTCCAGCCAGTCATCCAACGTGGGGGAATAGATTCCAAACAGCTCCACCGTCTGCCCGGGGTGGTATCCCATCGGGTGCGCCGGGTCGGGCACATCCGGGAGCAGGGTGCGGCCCAGGTAGCACAGGCGCAGGGCGGTGTCGTGGGCGTAGAAGAGCAGCACGGGCCGCCCGGCCTGCCGGATGGCGTTCAGAATTTCGCCCGGGGTCTGCATGGCCGGTTCAAGCTGCACAGTGGAAACAGGGAATGTCATCCAGCCTCCCGGTGTTGCCGCAGGTGGGGCAGATGTAACCCTGCAGTGCCATCGTGCAGCGGATGCGCTGGGCGGCCTCCAGGGCCTCGGCCACATCGGCGTAGAGCTGGGCCCCGTAGTAGTTGCCGTTCATCTCGCAGAGGCGCCCATAGTGGCGGGCCTGGGTGGGGGTCAGGTTGCGGGCATAGATGCGGTCAAGGCTGGTCAT